GTATGCTCTAGGCGATTATGTTGAAAGGTGGGATACGCCCTCAGATTGGGCAGGACATGGCAAATGGGCAGGCATACAGGCCGCGCTTGGCGGGCTGGATGTGGCGGTTGACTGCGAGGTGAGCGACGGCAAACCGCCCGCGCCCAGTCCACCGCTCATCTGTCACGCTCGAACCGCCACCTGTGCAAGAGGCGCGAAAAATGCACACCCTCACGCTTGGGATGGTTGGCGCATCGTTCATAATGGCGTAGTGGAAAGCACGGGAAAACAAAAACGATCCTGCGACTCTATGCACATCTGCGACAGCCTCGCTAAAAATAAGGGGGCTTCAGGGCTGGCTGATGATCTCGCGGGATACCTCGCGATACTTGGCACGACTCCGGCGGGGGAGTTTATCGCCCTGCGCGACGATAGAGCACCCCTGTTTGTGGCATGGTGTCACGATCTCCAAGCGTGGGCCTTTGCCTCAACGCCCGAACTGCTGGCAGCGATTACCGCGCTGCCTGTAACAAGGCCGTACTCACTCACACCATTTGTGGCGCATACTCTGCGGGCGGGCGAGTGGCACAAAGAGCACGTCGCCCCGTGGGCTAGTGCCGCCGAGTCCCGCGCCTCTGTAGCGTTTGGCGATTACTACAGGCCGAGCGAGGCCCGAGGCCGCGCTTACATGACCGCAAAAATGGATGCCGCCAAGCAACCCAAGCAGCCCAAGCCGCCCAAGCAGCCCAAGCCGCCTAAAACGTACGCGAAGCTCAAGGAAGAGCAAGACGCACGCATCGCCGAGGCGTGGCCGATGGACCCCGACTGGACTGAGGACGAGAGGCGGTTACTGCAGGCGGAACTTCAAAGCCAGTACCCCTAGCTAATAGCCCGCGCCAGATTCAGCCCCGCTTGCTTAACCGCTCGCGGGGCTTTATTGTGTCCGCGCATGGCGCAAAAATTAACCAACTGGCAAGCAGCCCGCGAGGCTGTAGCATTAGGCGCATCAATGCGCCATGCCGCCGAGACTTACGGTGTGACGTACGAGGCGCTGCGATCCCGCGCCAACCGTGAGCAATGGAGCCGACCAGAGCAATTAGCCACCATTGCCCCCATTGCAGCCGCCGCGCAAAGCTGGCAACAAAAAGGTGAGGCGCACCGCACGCAGGTTTTCTCGATGGCTCAACGAGCACTGGCCAGCATCGCCGACACACCGCCCGATCTCACCAACTGGGCCGACATCGAGCGAGCCGCACGGCTAGCCGACAGAGCCGCTGGACTAGACGTTGCCGCGCCAGTCGTTAGCCTCACCTTTCCTCAGGCTTTATCTAGCGAGGCTCCTGGCTTCATTGACATTTCAACCAAAATCCCACCGATGCCTCCCGCCTTATAACACCCCCCCCTGCGCCGTATTCGCTGCGCTCGCTCCCTTTTCTTTTTCCCGCGCTCCTTTCCCCGCTCCAGACGCCACCCGTCCCTCCCCCTTCCCCCTATCCATCCAGAGCATATAGCGTAGCACTCTGAAATTTTTTTTGGGATACAAAATAGTTTATTAAATCATGGAACCCGAACGTATTGCAGAACTCGTCTCCCAAGGCTATCGCATGAAGTATGGGAAAATGTGGGCACCACAGGGCGGAAAACCCGTGACCGACATCCTAATCGAGTTCCAAGCGTTCCGGCACAAGATCACTGGGCCTGAGTGCCCGGGGCAGTTTGCCCACTTCCAGAACATCGTGAACGCGATCTGGAACAACAAAGCCTCTACCAAAAAATTTATCTGGAACCCTTGGAGTGACTGGATGCTTCGAGCCGCTTGCGAGCACGGATACCTTGGCGTTGCAGGAAGCCGAAGCTCGGGCAAGTCCGATGCCTTTGCCCTTTGGGGAATCGTGAACTTCTTGGCAGCACCCAGCGAAACGAAGGTGATCTACACATCCACCTCCCTGAAGGATAGCCGAGGACGTATTTGGGGAAGCGTATCTGAGTATTGGCAAGCTGCTTGTGCTGTGCTGGGTGGGGAAGCCAACATGCCGGGGGAACTCGTCTCCTCACAAGGTTTGATTCGCTTTCGCCAAGGCGGGCAGCAATCTGATAAGTGCGGCTTATCTTTGGTAGCGGGAGAGAAAACCAAAGAGAAGGAAGCCATTGGCAAGCTGATCGGGTTCAAAGCCCAGAGACTTCTCTTGATAGCAGATGAGCTTCCCGAACTATCTGAGTCCTTGATTGCAGCAGCAGAATCAAATTTGAGCGGGAACCCCGAGTTCTCTATGATTGGTCTTGGCAACCCAGCTTCCATGTTTGATCCCTTTGGTATGTTCTGTGAGCCTTCAGTTGGCTGGGCGGCACTATCTGACGATACCGATGAGTGGACCACCAAGAGAGGCTACTGTATCAGGTTGAATGGCGAGAAATCTCCGAACATCCTAGCAGGCAAGACAATTTATCCTTGGATGCTCACTGAGGAAAAGTTGGCAGAAGCCAGACGATTCATGGGAACCAAGTCCCAACTCTACTGCCGAATGATCACGGCAACTTGGTCAGCTACGGGAGCCTCGGACGGAATCTATACCGAAGCCGACATCATCGCTTACAAGGCAAACAGCCCAGCCATTTGGCAAGCACCTCCTACGATGGTGGCAGGTTTCGACCCAGCCTTTAGCGATGGTGGGGATCGAAGCGTCCTATTCATCTCAAGATATGGAGTCACCTCCGAAGGAATCAAGACCTTGGAATTCGTGAAGAGCATCGAACTGGATGAAAACACCAACAACAAGTTACAGTCTCGAACCGACCAGATTGTAACTTTGCTCATGGACACCTGCCGAAAAGAAGGGGTTCACCCAAGAAACTTGGCTATCGACGGCACGGGAGCAGGTGCTCCTTTCTGTGACGCAGTGAAAGCTCGGTTTAGTGGTGAATTCTTGGAAGTCAACTTTGGTGGAAAAGCTTCTGACATGCCCGCAAGCGGCGTGGACTCAACGCCCTCTAGCGAAGTTTACCTCAACAAAGTCTCGGAGATGTGGTTCGTTGGGCGGGAGTATATCCGCTCTGGGCAGATCAAAGGTATTTTCCCAGCACTAGCCACAGAGCTTTGCTCTCGCAGCTACGTCACCAAGGCTCGCGGCAAGATACAGATTGAATCCAAGACCGAACTCAGGAAACGCATCGGCAAATCACCAGATATGTCGGATGCGGCTACTTTGACATTGGAGCTATGCCGAAGGAGGCTTGGTATGGCGAGCAAGGCCCAGACGATTCCTTTGGACAGTCACTCAGGTCAACGAAAGAGTTTCTTCAAAGGTTACGCAGCAAAATTGTCAAGATTGAGAAAATGGTAGTTGCACAACTCTAAAACCACTGAATATACTCCCACCTATATGGAAATTGCTATTTCGGCCACTTCGTCCGCTCTCCCACGAATTAAAAAGTTAGCGACAATCCTTCGGAGTTTTGGCCCAAGCCGACACCCACTGGTAGTCTTCTGCACTCCGAAGTATCAGACGGAGGTTGCCCGCATCTTTGAGGGCATGTCCGCAACGATAATGACCGTGTTGACAGGGATTGTGCGGCTACCCCCCATGACGGACAACGAGCCTTTTGCGATCATCTCCAAGCACATGACGAGAACCCCTTGGTTCTACTTGACCGCAGAGACGATCCCCTTGCAGGCGGATTGGGCAGACAAGCTAGAGCAGGAATATCTTGCTTCGGGGCAGACCTATCTTGGTTGCGCTGACTACATCCCCAGCAGATACCGAGACGGTTCTGGTATTGATCGAGTTGTCAATGGCGCTCCCTACATCCTAGAAGCCGCCGTGTATCCAGCTAACCTCTGTAGTATTTCAGCATACTCGCCCCTCAGTCGGACGGTTCACCACGAAGTTGCAAGGCGCAGTGAGATGGCACCCTGTTCACACCTGTCTTCTTTGGTTGGTAATGCCAAGTGGGATGAAAGTTACCGTTTGGAACACGTTGGTAGTGCAGTCGTAATGGCGCGAGTTCTTGGAACCGAGCTTGGAGATGAAGTGCTTGGCAACAGTGTGCCTGCGGCACCGACACCTCCTTTGGTTGAAGAAATCGCAGCCCCAGAGCCGTTGAAGGAACCGACCATGAAGACGTTCTCCTCAGTGGCAGAAATGGAGGCAGCTAAAGAAGCCTCGCAAAAGACTGAAGATGAAGTTATTGTGGAGCCACGTCGCGCAGGGCGACCACGCAAGATTTAATGCTCTCCTCCATGAATATCACCACTACTACCGCGCTCGGCACTGACCCAATCGTCCCCATCCAAGAAGATGGAAAACTTTTACGCACACGTTTGAAAGACGCTGTTGCGGGACGAGTTGCCTATGAGCGAATGCGGAAAGCCGATGAAGGCTCCGCCCGCAACCGAACCATGATCCAAGCCATGTTGGATGGAGAACCTCCATACGACCAAGCGGATTTGGAGCGGCAAGGTCTTGGCGAGTTGTGCAACGTGAATTGGGGGCAGGGAGAACAGCTTCTCTCAGTAGCTACAAGCCCTTACATCGACCTCTTGGAGTCAGTAGATGTATTCATCACTACCCCTGTTGACTTTGGTGATCCCCAGATGCGAGCAGAGTGGGAGACGATTCTTGCCGAGGAGTTTACTCGGATGCTTCGGAATTGGCCTGAGTTCTTCCCACGCTATCTCTACCTCATCCAGCAGTTCTTGGCTCATGGCGTAGTCGTCGCGTTCTATGACGACGAAATCGACTGGCGACCACAGATTGCTCCGTTGGGAGACTTCTTGATTCCCCGCCAGACGAGAGCTTCAGACGAAGAGTTGGAAATCTGCTGCATTGTTCGCGGCGTTCCTCCACATGAACTCTACGCTAAGATTGAGGACGAAACCTTGGCTGCGGAACTTGGTTGGAATATCCCAGCCACACGCAAAGCTATCGTTCAAGCGGCACAGAAAAGCGTCCATACCGACTCAATCAATAATTGGGAAGCCATTCAGCGTGAGTTCAAGAACAACGACATCGGCTTTGCTAATAGCTCCTCTGCTGCGGAGATTCGCTTGGTTTACATGTGGGTGCGTGAACTGGACGGGACGGTGAGCCAATACATCTTCACCGAAAAGGCAGGAGACTCGGACAACGGTAAAGAGTTTGTCTTTGAAGCTCGTCAAAAATACCAGTCCACCACGGAAGCCTTTACCAGCTTCTTCTACGGTATCGGCACCAACGGCTACTTCCACAGTATCCGAGGTTTGGGCAGCAAAATCTTTTCGATTGTTCAGGCACTCAACCGTCTCCGAAATCGCTTCTTCGACGGACTCTTGGCAGGGTCAATGATGATGATCGAGCCTGAGAGCGAAGATGCGCTCCAAGACTTGAGCCTCATTCACATTGGTCCGTTTATGATCAAGCCGCCAAATGTGAAAATGGTGGACACGAATGCGCCGAACTACGGCACGTCTTTGATCCCCGGCCTCAATGAACTCAACAACCTCCTCCAGCAACAAGGTGGGACTTACTCCACTGAAGCTATCTTCAATGCAGCCAAGGAGCGCACTCGCTACGAAGTTCAAGCGCAGGTAGAGTCTCTGTCCAACATCAATATCGCAGCCCTCACGCTGTTTTATCAACCTTGGGAGCGCACCCTCAAAGAGATGCTTCGTCGCATTTCTCGTCCAGACTACTTTGAGCAGGACGCTGGCGGCAAGTACGTCACGGAGTTCCGTAATCGTTGTTTGGATCGAGGCGTGCCAGAAGAGGCTTTGTATGCTATTGACACCAAGCGAGCCAAGGTGGTTCGGGCTATTGGTAACGGATCAAGTGCAGCACGCTCGGCTATCATGCAGCAGGTGTATAACCTGTCTCAGAACTTTGATGCACAGGGTCGCCAGATGGCTATTCGTGACCTTACTCGAACCATTGGTGGCGTAGAAGCCGCGGATCGTTACACGCCAGCACCAGAGATGCAGCGTCCGCCAATGGAAGCCAAGACGGCAATGCTTGAGAACAACCAACTCAAGCAGGGTGAACCTATCGAAGTTCTCCCAACCGAGCTTCACTTGATTCACCTCCCTATCCATCTCCAAATGGAAGAAGAGATCATCAAGGCTATTGATGAAGGTCAGATGCAGATTGAGCAGGCAATGCCTAGCTTGACGACGCTTCACCAGCATTCATCAGCGCACGCCGAGCAGATGACGGGCGATCCAAACTACCCGCAGATCAAGCAGCGGATGCAGCAGATTGACGAGATCATTTGGAACGGAACCAAGCGATTGGAGAAGCTCCAACGAGAACAACAGGAGCAGGCTCAAGTGCAAGCCCCTGAGTCGCAAGCAAACCCTGCGGATGCCCCCGACACCATGCAACGCCAGTTGGTTGAAATGACCACCAAGCTACGCATGGCTGAAGAGAAGCACGCGCAAGAAATGAGAATCAGAGACAATCAAGCAGCCCAAAGCATCGCTATTGCAGATGCAGAAGCCGCTGCCAAAATCCTACGATCAAACCGAACACCATGACCGAAAGCGAAGACGTAACACCCATGCAAAGCCTCCCTGAAGATGAGGTTTTCTACATTACCCTGAAGATCAAACCCAAGGGCAAGATCATCAGGGTCATGCAGCACCTTGGTAGAGGTGAAGCCCGAGAAACCTTCTGTGAATATGAAAAACTCTCGCGGGGCTTGGCTTCCGTGAGCAAACTCATCAGCGCCATTGTTCGATTCAAAGCATGACCTCTATTCAAAAATGGTATCTTACCAACCTTCCTCAAGAAGAGTTGGATCAACAAATCTCAACTACTTGTTTGCGGGAGGCTTTGGGTATCCTCAAGGAACACGCCAAAGTAACTCCTGTGAAGTCTAACGACCTAACAGCTATCGCTTTGGCACACGCACAACTCGCTGGATACCAGAAGGCTATTGATGATCTTCTCGCTCTTGCCGCACCACGAAATCGCAAACAACTCGCCCCTCTCCCAACTGAGTGGAGCCATCTTAACCCTGATAACTAAATAGCAATATGGAAGACCAAGAATACGCAGCTATCGCTGAAATCGACTCCGCTGCCCCAAGCTCTGAAATCGTAGAAAGCTCTGGATCAGAGGAATCCTCGGCCCAAACGGATGACTCTTCTTCGGGATTTCTCGATGGGTTATTTGGTGTGGACCCAGATACAGAACCCGCCTCCGAGGACGCTACTGAAACTGTAGAGGAGACGGCTTCCACGGAAGAAAAACCCGTAGTGGATGATTTGGAAGATGCCCCCAAAGGCATGACTGCCAAGAATCAAGAAGGTTGGAAGACCCTCAAATCAGCCAAGCGCGAGATTGAAAAAGAACGAGACACTCTCCGCAAAGAGATCGAAGAACTCAAAAAGACCCCTGTGACCCCACAGAGTTCTGAAGATGTTGCAGTAGCCAAGCAGGAGCTTGAGACTGCCCGTGCTCAGTTAGCCGAGTATGACCGCAACATGGCTTTGGTGAATGTCGAGAAGACCCGCGAGTATCAAGAGAATATTGCGGCTCCCTTGGCGAACGCTGAGAACATGATTCAGGCTTTTGCTACCAAGTATGAACTCAGCATTCCTGAGATTGCACAGGCAGCAATGAATCCGAACATGTTGGAGCGTAACCAAGCCCTTGCTGACATGGTTGGTGGGATGAACGACTTTGATAAGTTCGAGTTCAAGAAGGTCGTGGACGAAGCTCAAAGCCTTTTCCAGCGTTCGCAGAGCGTGAAGCAGAATGCGGTGGAGTCCTTGAAGTTCGTGGAGTCTCAGCGGCAAGTAGAGCAGTCCAAGACTGCTGCTAAACAGCAGGAAGTTGCCAATGCTGCCGCAGATATGGTTTGGGAGAGCTTTTCCAAGAAGCTGCCCTTCCTTCAAGACGATCCGAAGCTCGCCAGCCAGCTAAATAAGGATGCCCGTGAGGCTGACATCGTTTCAGCCACTCCTGAAATCCAGAAATACGCAAGCTATGCAGGTGTTGTGCTTCCCAAAGTCATGGAGAAGTACAATAGTGCAGTCCAAACCATTGCAAAACTCGAAGCAGCCCTCGCCAAACGCAGTTCTGCCTCGCCTCAAGCACGTTCTGGCAGCGTTCCAAGCATCAAGACCAACGTCGCGGACGACTTCATGGCAGGATTGGACGCCGTTTTGTAAGTTATGGATTCTGAACTCTCCTCTTTCGGCTTGGTGCTAGTAGAAAACTTCATCACCGAAGAGGAGGAGATCAGTCTGTTGGCTATGCTTCCAAAAAGCAAGCAAAGCCCGCAGAAAAAAACTCGAAACAGTATTTGGAGGTATGGGGAGAAGCGAGTTTACACCGATGGACACATTGGCGGGCCTCCTCCCCCTCTTTTAGTCACCTTGGCACAGAGATTGGTGGAAAAACTGGACTTTCCTGTGGCTCCGCAGTGCTTTACGGTCAACGAATACCACAAAGGGCAAGTTATCAAGCCGCATACAGACCAACTTGCCTGTGGTCCTGTGATTACGGTGCTCAGTCTGCGCTCCTCCGCTACGATGCGGCTTACTGGCGGGCATAAAGAATATACGGTGGAGCTTTTACCCCGTAGTTTGGTATTGATGACAGGGGAAGTGAGAACAAGCTGGCTTCACTCGATTGATCCAGTGGCAGACACTCGATATTCGGTAGTATTCCGCCGCTAAAAGTTGTGTTTGACAATTTAGCGGTGTTAGTGCAAACTGCTTACGGGTCGCCCGAAACCCTTTTTTCAGGCAAACAAAGACGGAGTTTATTCGCTATCAGGCTCCAGATGGCATCAACCGAACGGCTACTAGTTCCACATGGAACTAAATAAAGCCTCAACTGCCCCATCCAACACCCCCCCCCCACTACTATGCCTTCTTGCGATACCATTAACACCTACCTAGCTTCCGAATCCGGTCGTATTTCCGGCGACATCGCTCGCCGTGGCCGAATCTCGTCCCCTTGGGTAGCCCTCCTCACCAAAGACTTTTTCCCCGATGAAATGGGTGAAACCATCACTCGCGTCATCCAACAGCGCACAATCCCCACCGTGGGTGCTGGCGCAGGCTGGAACAACATCGCTCTGAGCACGCCCAACACGGGTTGTCGCCCGACTGCTGCTGTCCTCAGTTCCCGCAACACTACAGAAACCGCTCAGATTGCAGAATACGTTCTGGACTCTGACCCAATTTGTATCTCTGACGCTCGTATGCGCTACAAGTTCCGCCAACAGGTGTCGGAAGTGAAGCGTAACTTCGAGAAGAACGTGATCGACATTTGGGAAGACCGCAACCGCTCTGAGTATGTTGCCGCTATCCCTGATGCCAACAAGTACGTCTTCGTCGGCGGTGCGCTCGTCGCAGGCACAGGTGGTGACTTCGTGACTACCGCTCCTGACAGTCAGATTCACCAAGATGCTCTCGACAGCATCCGCTGGAAGCTGATCCATGACGGTGGTGGTGAAGAAGGTGCTTACGGTCAAGTGGACGGCACCCCAGTCTTCACTGTTTTGATGTCCAGCGAACAACAGCGTTCTCTCATCAAAGGCAACCCTGACATCCGTCAGGATTACCGCTACGCTGATCCAAAGGAACTGCTCAAGCCTTTCGGCGTGAAGCGTGTCTATGCAGGTCTATACCACCTCATTGACGACAAAGCTCCTCGCTGGGACTTGGTTGAAGATGAATGGGAGCCTGTTCCTTTCTACCTTGAAAATGAGGCTGGCATCGCCATTGTCAATCCAGCCTACGAGGCTGCTACTGCTGAAGATGTCATTCTCTACCACCCAAAAGTGGTGAAGTGCCTGATGCAGAAGCCCCTTTCTAGCCTTGGTGCTGGCACTGACTTCCGCGCTTGGAACTATTCCGGCGAAGTTAGCTGGGTCAACGAGTATGACAAGGATTGCAACAAGTACAAGGACAACGGTTACTGGTCTGCTCGCCTTCGCGCAGCTTACCTCTCCGAAACCCCTGAGTATGGTTATGCCATCCGAGTCCTCCGCTGCCCCGGTAGCCTTGGAACCACTGCTTGCCCAGCATAACCGCAGATCGGTCTGCCCCTGAAACCTCAAACAAGGGGCGGGATGTCTAGTAATAGATGCCCCGCCCCTTTTCTTTTACCCCTCTCTTTTTATGGCTGATGCAATTCCTTTCCGCGATGCTTACGAGCACATGAAGTACATCCCCGGCTTTGACACCGCAGCCGAGGCTATTGCAGCCTCCCGCAGTCAGTCGGCTTCTGAATACGAATCCATTGCGGCTAGCCAGACCGCACAAGTTCTTGGTGCTACCGGAGCTACAGGCGACTATCTCGCTGGTCTTTTGGTTGTGCCTGCCACCACGTCTCCCGGCTTGGTCACAGTTCTCGACAACGCCATTTCCATTCCCGTTTTTGTTGGAGGTGCTTCAAGTGTCTCCAATTTGGTTCCCTTTTTCGTGCCTCTTGGGACTATCTCAGTGAGTGGGGCTTGGAAAGTGACCACCGGAGCTAACGTCTCGGTCATCGCTGTCGGCAACTTCTCTTAATTATGCTGCGCCGCCTCTACTATTTTGGGAACTTAGCCGCTATGGGCGGCGGCGGCTCGAGCGACTGGCTCCTATCCACAGGCTTCTGGAACGACTCGGGAGTATGGGATGATACGGCAACTTGGATAGACTAATTTTTATGGCACTCACACAACTCACCAATGGAATGTCCGGCTCCGACTGCCGAACAAATATCAACGCCAGCTTTACCGCTGTTGATGCGTTGAGTTACGCTCCGTTTAACTACGGCAACACGGGAGCAGCCACCATCACACTAAACGCTGCAAACGGTCTGTCGCAGAAAGCGGCAATGACAGGCGACATCACCCTCGCGGCTCCAAGCAACCCCGTTTCTGGGATGCGCCTGACGGTAGCCCTCTTAGCTAGCGGAGGCGCAAGGACAATTACCCTTGGCACCATTACCACGCCTACAGGCTTCACCTTCACCGCCAGCGTTGTCAGCGGCAAAACAAGGCTCATCGAGCTTTACTACAGCGGCACAGCTTGGTTCCTCACCTCAAATCTGGAGTTCTAATCATGGCAAACTTCTATTTTGACGACACAAACTCCAATCAAGACCCACTTGATGGGGCAAACTGGTGGGACCAACCGGGGGGAGCGGTCGGCGGTGGCACGCAATATGGCTACCCGCCATCCGCATCGGATAATTGCCAGATTGACTCAGGCAGAACCTGCTCAACTTCTGCGTTCGACTATAGCACGCTGGCTATTTTTGGAACGTTAACAACCAACTCAGGCACAGTCGATAACATCGAAGTTGGGGGCACAATCACGACCAACGCCAGTGGTGGCACTGTTTCATCAAACAGCGGCACAATCACGACCAACGCCAGTGGTGGCACTGTTTCATCAAACAGTGGCACAATCACGACCAACGCCAGTGGTGGCACTGTTTCATCAAACCTTAGCAGCGTAAATTATAACTATGGTGGCATCGGGACTAACGATGTCGGTGGCAACGTGGGCCAAAACTATGGCAGCGTCGGGGACAATACAGGCACCATCACAAGCCGAATGTCTGGAGGCTCAACTGGCAACGAATACGAGAGTGCGGACATCCCCGCAGGATACACGGTATCTTCCCTCTTTATAGGAATCTATACCAACAGTGGCACTATTGGAACCCTTGCGGCTGGAAGTTCTGTCTCGACTAACGCTGGCACCATTACAACAAATAATGGCAGTGTGGGCCTAAACAACGGAACCATCACGAATCGAGGAGCTGGAGGTTCAACGGACACGGAGTATCAAGCTGCGAATATTCCGGAAGGATACACGGTAGGTAATCTTTATGCCTCGATTGCCCTCAACGGAGGAACCATTACTACTGTCACAGGCGGATACACCGTCACGACCAACAATTCCGTCGTCACGAGCAACTCTGGCACCGTCACGACCAACAATTCTGTCGTCACGAGCAACTCTGGCACCGTCACGACAAATGTTGGCAGCATTGACTACAACTATGGCACCGTCACAGACAACAGCTCTAACGTCACATACAACTCTGGCACCGTCACGATCAATAATAGCAACGTTGCGAATAACTCTGGCACCGTCACGACCAACAACGGCATTATTACGACCCGATCATATGGAGGTATAACCACAAACGAATCCGAGAGTGCGGACATTCCCTCTGGATACACAGTTACTTCCCTCAATGTATCAATAACGAACAATGCTGGTGTTGTCACGACCAACAACGCCACCATTGGTTACAATAGCGGAACGATTACCAACAACGCGGGAATCACTACCCTCAACGCAGGCATTATCGTGACCAATCCAAGTGGAGGACTTGTCACAAACAACCAGTACCTTGCAATAATTACCAATCAAAACGGCACACTTCGTATTGGCACCGTCACAGGTGGATCAGGCAACCTCACCGCCTACGCCGCAACCAATCTGAGTGCTCAGACCGCAGGCACAAACGTCACCCTTCCTTCCGGCAATACTAGCTGGTGGTAACTTCCCAACCCCAATCCAAAAACCCCATGATCCAGACCTCATTATCCGCACCCCTCATCGGACTCTGATACGCCCATGAACGACCACACCACACCATTTATCGGCTCCATTGTAGCTCTCATCAGTTCGTTAGCTACCCACGCCGACATGGAGATGTGGCTCAAACTTTCCTCACTTGCAGTTGGAACCCTTGCTGGTATCCTTGGCTGCATCAGTGCAATCCGTAACCTCCGCAAGTAAAACGTAATCCACGCAATAAAAACGTAACCTCCGCAAATGAAAGACATCCTACCACTACTACTCTCTACCGACTGGCTTTCCCTGCTCGGCGCTCTCTCTGGCGTTTGCACATCGCTTGTCGTTCTTTTTGCCTTCATCCCCGGCGAACAGCCAGAAAAGGCGATAAAGGCATTTGCTGATTTCATCGGCAAGTTCAGTCGCAAATAACAAAATGCAGGGTAAGGAGCGACCTGATAAACCGTAGCCTACAGTTGGGTGCGAGTCCTGACCCTGCGCCACTTTTATGTTTTCCTTCCTTGACCTGCTCCAGTTGGCCTTGCGGGTCTGGCTAGCGGTGAACGCCTCAAAACCTTTTCAACGACTCCATGAAATTGATCGTGAAATGCTCCGTCTTAGTGTTGGCGCTACTGAGTCTAGCCTCTTGCAAATCGAGTCACTTGACCGAGAGCGCAGAGTCCTCAATAAACTCATCGGCACTTTACACACCGACCTCGATGACAAGCGTTGAAGGCACAGAATACCAGTTCCTTGAAGGACGCTGGAAAGCTACGGGCGAGAAACTTTATTCACAGGCGGCATTTACCCGTGCCCTAACAATCGGCAGGGCGCAGTGATCTTACCCATGCCGAAGCCGCCGACCATAACAGAACGCAAGCTCGGCAAACACGGCGCGCATGGCCTTTGCTGGAGTGACGGCACGATTGAAATCGACTCACGCCTAAAAGGCAAGAAGCGTATTGAAATTGTCTGTCACGAAATCATCCATCACATCGCGCCTGATTGGACTGAAGAAAAAGTTCTACGCGCTGGCCGCCTTATGGGCCACGCGCTTTGGAAACAAGGCTACCGAAAAACCGACAGCTAACAAACCGCATGACCAAAACCGAAATCGCCAGAGAATTCATCGCACGTTTCCCAGACGTGGAAAACCGCACGATTGCCCGTGTGATGTTCAAGGAGAAGCCGAAGGTGTTTACAACTTTGGAGAATGCTCGAAACACAGTGCGTCATGCGCGGGGAGCAGCGGGAGCCAAAGGAAAAAAGTATATCGTTGATAAATCTGCATTCAAACCGCTCGGCTGGCAACAGAACATCCTGCCAAAAACGCAAGCAACATCCCGCAAACCAGTCGTTCTGAACGGTGCGCTGAAGGTGCTGATTCTCTCAGACATTCACATTCCATATCACGATGAGGTCGCCGTCGCCGCTGCCATCGCACACGGTAAGAAAAAGAAGCCCGATGTGGTTATCCTCAACGGAGACATCGGTGATTTTTATGGGGTATCCCGACACGATAAAGACCCGCGCAGATCGCTCTCCGACGAGTTAGACGCGATCCGCCAGTTTCTTTTCTACCTTCGCGCTCAGTTTCCCAAAGCCAGAATCCTCTACAAAATTGGCAACCACGAAGCACGCATGGAAATGTTCTTGGTTAAGAATGCTCCAGTGCTCCTTGGTGTTAGCGACTTTGAGCTTCCTGTGCTCCTGAAATTCGATGAACTCAACATTGAGCTTGTCCCATCACTTACACTCATTCGGTTAGGCAACCTGCCAATTTATCACGGGCACGAACTGCCACAGGGAATGAGTTCACCTGTCAATCCTGCTCGCGGCATTTGGATGCGTGTGCAAGAGTCGCTGATTTGCGGACACTGGCACCGCACTAGCGAGCACACCGAATCAACAGGGCTTAACAAAAAGCTCTCGTCATGCTGGAGCACTGGTTGTCTTTGCGATTTGAGTCCAGATTATGCCATCGTAAATCGTTGGAATCATGGATTTGTGTGGGTGGAAACTCAAGCCGACGGCAACTACGAGGTCACGAATCACAAGATCATTCAGGGGAGGGTTTACTAAATGGACTTTATCGGCATCTTTTGTGGTATCACGTTTGCCCTAGTGTCTTTTGGAGCACTTACGGTAATCGCTCTCTTTGTAAGCTGTGACCTAGCGGCGGAACAGGAGAGGAAACAAGATTTGGAGAGCAAAAAGAACCGATGAAAATCATCTGCCTAGACCCCGGACACGGGATGGCTAACCGAAAAGCTCTCGTCTATGACTCGGGGGCTGAAAGCAACGGCTACACAGAAGCCGCTATCGTGATGGATTATGCCAACGTGCTGCGCCTAGAGTTGGTAGCCCGAGGTTTCAAGGTTGTGCGAACCCGAGTCGATGACAAAGACCCTTGCCCTGTGTCTCGCAGAGATGACATCGCTAAAGCCTACAATGCCGTGTGCATGATCTCGCTCCACTGCAATGCCGCAGATGGCAACGCCAGAGGCACGGAGACTTTCTTCCGTGGCGAGGATGACCGAGCTTTTGCCAAAGTATTGAATACCGCCATCGTGAAGGCTATGGGGACTAAAGACCGTGGCGTGAAGACTGAAAAGGATTCACAGCACACATCCCTAGCCGTCATGGAGTTCGACAAGTGTTGGTTGGTAGAACTCGGCTTCATCGACAATAAAGAAGACCGCACTTTGATGCTTTCAACGACGACACGCCTTGCAGTTTGCAAAGCACTGGCGGATGCGATTGCGGCAAAGTTTGCTTGATTTGGTTTGCTCTTCGGTTATGGCGATAGGCTACAATCAAAAATATGAAAAACCCAATCATTGCCTTCACAGGACTTGCCCAGTCAGGAAAGACTACCGCAGCGAACGCCTTTATCTCAATCGGATATGATCGAATGTCATTTGCCGAGCCATTGAAGGCAATGGTGCGATGCCTCACTAGCGTTACCGACAAAGAGGCTCGTCCGCCCGAGTTGTGTGGGAAAACTCTACGCGAAGTGTATCAGACCTTGGGAACTGATTGGGGTCGCAACATGGTTGGCGGGGACATCTGGATTCGTGCAGGACGTGCTCGGCTAGAGACGCTGCTTGGCGATGTCGAAAGCGACATTATTCGGGGCATCGTAATAGACGATATTCGGTTCGACAATGAAGCCGAATTGGTCCGTAACATGGGGGGAGTTGTTGTAGAGATCACTCGCGCCAGTGCTCCTCAGATGGAACATGCTTCGGAAGCAGGGGTCTCTCGCGATCTGATTGACTACAGCTTTGCCAACGAAGGAGACATCGTGACCCTGCAACACCAAGTTCGGGATTACTTGCTAGTGCGCTGAAGACAGAGTAGGTTCTCCCTATATGGCACTCGCAAATTCCGCTTCTAAGCTACTGCCCGCTCAACGGGTTCCATTTACTCCGCTATCGACGGATGTTTTCGTTGTTGAGAATTTCAATGTCGTCCAGTCGCCCAACGACTCAATCCCTGTTTACGGGACACCGCATGATGCTATCTCCAAGCTGAAGTCTTGGCCGAACCACAAGTTCTGTCTCCAGACGCAAGCAGACGAGCAAGGTAACTACCAGCGTTGGTATGTAGCTGACCAAGATTCTCAGAATTTATACAATTACGAGATCAGCGACTCTGGGCAGTGGAAGTCCATCACACAGACTTTCGTCACCCCGAGAGCAGACTATGAGGCGCTGTCACTATCCCAGATTGCTACTCCTGCTCTATGGGCACCCTCGACGGTCTATGCCCTCGGAGTGTACGTCACTTACATAACTCAAGGGGGCATCAAAAAATTCTACCAGTGTACAGTCGCCCACACCTCGGGGCCAACTTTTAACTTAGCCAATTGGGTAGAAGTGCCTTCCGCTGTTGACACAGTTTATCCTGCTCCTCCAAATCCTCCGATTGACACAACAGGGTATGCTATCACTGCAACGCAGGAACAGAAAATTGGCGAGCCAAAACTCGACAGCCTCTATGTAGCGGTCCAAGTGAGTCGGGAGAAGATCACGGACACGCAGACGCAGTATTCCGTCGATCTGGACACGAACCAGCTTCGCGGGGCGGTAAGCCAGAAAGTAGCCGCTGGCACACTAGGCACGGTGGTCGATCCTTCGGGAAGCTACAAAACTGTTGACCCGAGCAACTCACTTTGGTCCACGTCCACGACAAGAAAAGCCGCAGGACTAGCGGGCAACGCCAATCTTGGGGTGGCTTCGAGAACTCTCTTTTACCGTGACAACTACTCTTGGCCGAGAGTTCTCAACTACATTTACATCCAAGCAATACTTTCCGATCCAAGCAATGTGTACTCTCCAGTCCGCAGATATTCTTGGTTTCCCGTCTGGCTAGCCGATGCCTTTGATGGACCTTGCGACTACACCTTGGTCGAACGCTGGACCCTTGCAAAACCCGTGTTCAATGGGGATTTGGGCTGGAATACAGGCACGGTATGGGCACCCTCTACGGTCTATGCCCTTGGTGCATATATCACTCTTGTAGTTGGGAGTTCCCCAACCTACTACAAATGCACCGTAGCTCACACATCTGGCTCGACTTTTAACTCTGCAAATTGGGTAGCAGTATCCCCCTTGATTCCTTCGGAAACACCCATGCTGAAGACAGAGATTGTCTTCCAAGGGTCTGAGTTGAGCATCCGTATCCCTGCCTGCCTGCACTCGAATTTATTTATTCGAGATACCCAGTTCTACGCAGAATACCCTGCGACAACTCCGCCACGTTGGCCTGCAACAGTATTAGCCCGTGTCACGGTGTCTCCCGACCAAGGTGGCTATCTGACACGCATGTTCTACGTCAACTCGCCCAGCACAGCGGGTGTGGCTACGAACATTGATTTGGTCCAGACTGCGGCAGCAGCGCGTGGATTCACTCTAGCCGCTACTATCGCAGCGGCAGTAGCAACGGATGCTTCCGTGATGCTTTCGATCTCGACTGACCCGAATTTTAGCCCCGGTAGCTACTTGGGTATTTATAACGGCACATTCAACATGGGTGGGCATACGCAGGGCACACAGAACACGCTCACAACAATCGTCACAGGGGCTACCCCCGGCATTGCCTACTACGCTAAAGCTGTTGGAGGCGGAGTCACTAGCCGTCTTTGCATCGCCTTCACAGACCCCCAGCCGGAGCTTTCAGTTTTGAATCAGGGTCAGGTGATCATCAGCAATAGTAACCCTTCATCTCTAACGACGGCTCCCGACGTGGAAGGGGGAACTTCGGTAGGTGTGCAATCGACCTTAGCTCTCACACTAGAAAACATTGGTTTAGAGACATTAGCGGGATTCTCTGCGGTAAAAGCCGTCTACATTGTGGGGGACACAACTGATACGACCTTCAACGATTTCACTCTTGGGGAGTTGCCTGTATCCTTGTCCCCATCCGCTTCGACCCCGTGGAACATTTTTTTTACTCCGACTTCAGCAGGTTTGAAGCGGGCTAGAATCACTATCACTACCAACGCAGCTACGAGCTACATCATAAAAGTTCAGGGCACTGGAGTCGCTGCGGAGATTCAGGTTGAGCAGCCGCTTGCCACCATTTTGACTGATGGAAGTAGCACAATAGACTACGGAACCGTGACCACAGGTAGTGCGTCTGACAAAGTGTTCTACATCCGAAACGTCGGGAACGACACTCTCCGACTGCTGACGGCTAGCATCACGCAGGACAACCCAAGTTTCTCTATCGTAGACCCCGGCCTATTGGTAGCAACGCTAGCCCCAACAGGTCTGACTCCTTTTACAGTGCGGTTTGCGCCTGAAGAGAACTCTACCATCTCAAACACCCGCACGGCGGTCCTAACGATTGGTAGCAGCGATGAGAACGAGAACCCCTTTACGGTCAACCTTACTGGAGAGAGTCAGAACCCAACAGCCCCCGGCGCGGTTGACCCAGATTGGGATGCCAATACCAACGGCACCGTTTACGGCATCGCATACCAGCCAGATGGCAAGGCTATCATCGTTGGTGACTTCACTGTGGTCGATGGCGTGACGTGCAACCGCATCGCCCGAGTGGATGCAACAGACGGCTCCGTGGACGCTACCTTCGACACCGATCCCGGCGCTAACGGCATCGTCCGCTGCGTGCTTGTTCAGACTGATGGGCAGATCATCATTGGCGGAGACTTCACCAGTGTCGCTGGTTCTGCCCGTAACCGCATCGCCCGACTCGACTCAGTTGGTGTGATTGACGCCACCTTCGACCCCAACGCTAATGGGGTGGTGCGCTGCTTGGGCTTGCGCTCAGACGGTGAGATCATGGTAGGTGGCGACTTCACCACTATTGGTGGTGGAGCTAAACCCTACCTCGCACAGTTGAATGTTGATGGCACCTTGGACGCAGGGTTTACCAGTGAAGTCGAAACCGTGTCAAACCCCGGCAGAGTGAACGGCATCCAGATGCTTCAAGACGGTGATTTGTTCATTGTCGGAGATTGGTCTAACGGACCTTTTCCAACCCCTTCGCCTTCGCCTTCGCCTTCGCCTTCTCCATCCCCTTCGCCTTCTCCATCGCCTTCGCCTTCGCCTTCTCCATCGCCTTCGCCTTCGCCTTCTCCATCCCCTTCGCCTTCTCCATCCCCTTCGCCTTCTCCTTCCCCATCCCCTTCTCCTTCGCCTTCCCCATCCCCTTCTCCTTCGCCTTCTCCATCCCCAACATAAATGACCTCCTTCTACGATCTTAAAAAAGCAGTCTTGTCAGACGGGGAAGAGTACAAAACTCGTCCCCATATATGGCACAAGTTTTTATCTGGGTTGACCGATGGGGTATCCTTGGAGTTTGGGGTGTGGGCGGGAACATCCATAAACTA